TGCGAAGGAGACTAAGCAGATTAAAAATGACAGTACCCCCTTCTAATGCAAAAAGAGTTACTTCAATTATTTGAGGGTGACTCTTCCCAGTTCATCACAGTCTCCCTGACGGGGGAGACTGATGAACGGGGTAAGCGAAAAGCTACTTACCTCACGAAACACGAACCAGTCACTGAAGAACTTTGGGCTGACCATTTAAACGGTAAAACATTAATTGGTTTAAGACCTGAAAAGGATGATAAACTTAAATGGTCTTGCATAGACATAGATCCAGCAAACTACAAACAATACACATCAAAAAAATACGTTGATATAATTAGAGATTTCGAACTACCTTTAGTACCTGTTAAATCAAAATCAGGTGGCTTACATTTATTTATTTTCTTTTCTGATTGGGTAAACAAAGACAAAGTAAAAGAAAAACTTGAAGAAATTAACAAAGAATATTTTTTATCTAAAGAAGTATTTCCATTAAACAAAGCTGTTGGAATGCCATATTTTAACGCCAACGCAGCAGTAGAATATGCTTTTGATGATGATAATACACCATTGATGCTTGGTGGTTTTTTAGAATTAGCTAAGAAAAAAATTTTAAACCCAAAAGAATTTTTAAATTATAAAGTTACTGAGTATAATGCAGAAACTGATTGGAGAGATTATCCTCCTTGTGTACAAAAAGTTATTCAAGAAGGTTGGACAGGTGATAGAAACAATATGTTATTTAATGTTTGTGTTACCGAAATGAAAAAAGCTGAAGGTAATCTTACTGTAAGACAATTAAAAGATATTGCATGGGACAGACAGAAAACTATATTTGCTAACCATCCTAAAGGCCCATTAAAAAGAAACGAAAGTGATGGCACCTCACAATCAGTACATACAAAAGGATATGAATATTTTTGCCCACCTAAACATAATTTTGTTGCATCTATTTGTGATAAAGAAACTTGTAAGCAAAGAAAACTTGGTATTGGTGTACAAGCACCAGATATTAAAAATGAATTTGAAAATTTAACCTATACAGAATCGACAAAAGAAATTATCTATGAATGTAAATTTAGAGATAGGCACATATCATTTAGACCAGAGGACACCAAAGATGAAAAATCATGGCGAGTTTGCCTTGCTAAATATAGAATATTTTGGCTTACATTACCAAGACCCAAAAAAGGACCGAGCCCATTTGAGCTGCTTATGAAACATTTATTAGAATCAGCTGAGGAAAATAAATCATTAAAATATGAGGATACTGTAGAAGAAGAGAAGTATAATACTCTTAAAATATTTTTTGAAAGTACAATAGAACAAGATGATTTTACAAAATTAAAAGATGGATATACTGTGTTAGATAGTAAAGATAATATATGTTACTTTAAACGTAATACTCTAGCTGATTTTTTAGATAGAAGAAAAACACCATTTAAAAGTGTAAACCAAGCAGTTAGACTTTTAGAATGTGAAAAACATGATTTCTTTGAAGGAGAACGTAATGTATGGTTTGTTAAGATGCCTGAGTTTGTAAACCATCAAAAAATAAAACCAAAGAATAATACACAACAACAACTTAACGAGATGGATGATGAGTACCACAGCAAATTTAGGACTCCAGAAGCAAAAACAAATATACAGAAAAACGATTAAAATCTTTGGTCCACCTGGTACAGGTAAGACTTGGACTTTAATTGAACGTGTTGTTAAGAAATATTTAAAAAAAGGCATAGATGCAGACAAGATTGCTTTTATATCTTTTACAAACAAAGCTGTAGACACAGCTAAACTTAGAGCTTTAGAGGCTTTTCCGCATTTAGATTCAAAATCATTTAGTAGATTTAGAACTTTACACTCATACTGTAGGAGATATTTTGAAGAAGAAATATTTGATACAAAAGATTGTATGATTGATTATGCGTTAACTAATAACTTTGTTAAAAGATCAGACAATAGATTATCACAAGATAACTTTACATATTCTGATTGGTCACTTGGTATTTATGACAAAGCTAGAAATTTATTAGAAGATCCCGTGTTAGTTTATAAAAAAGAAACACAGAAAAAAGAATCATTAGATGTTTATACTAGAAAGATAAGCACATATGAACATTATAAAACAGCAGGTGGTGAAAGATCTTTTTTAGATTTTACCGACATGATTGAAAGAGCTTTACATGAAGTTGAGTTTCCTGAATTAGAGGTTCTTATACTTGATGAAGCTCAAGATTTTACACCCTTACAGTGGTCTTTAATTTATAAAATGTCTGACAAAGTAAAAAGAATTTATTTAGCAGGGGATGATGATCAAGCCATTTATCAATGGAACGGTGCAGATACACGATATTTTACAAAATATTTCCCTGGAAGAAAAGTTGTGCTGCGTAAGACTAGAAGATTTGGCACCGCAATACACCAGTTCTCACAGATAATTAGAAAAGGAATTCTTGATAGTGTTGATAAAGAATTTGAACCACTTGTTAAAGAAGGATTAGTAAAAAGATATTTAAGTTTTAAAGAAATACCATTTGAAAAAGATGAAGGTAAATGGTTTTTATTAGGTAGAATACACACAACTGTTAACGAGCTAAAAGCTTTAGCCAAAGATGCTGGTATATTTTTTGCTGACAACAAAGGACAGAAATCATTTGATCAAAATCAATGGTTAGCTATCAAAGCTTGGACAGCTATTTCAAACGGTAGAGAAATAATGAAAAAAGAAGCTGAGGTTATGTACAAATATATTAGACAAGTTATTGACTCAGATTACAGAACATCAAAGTTTTGGTCTAATGAACCAGATTATAAGAGGTATAACTTTACTACATTAAAAGAGTGGTGTGGTTTAGATTTACCTGATGAAGCTCAAAAGAAACAATGGTGGTGGATTCTAAGGAGAAATTTTAAGCCAAGACAAGTAATTTATTTTTTAAGATTATTAAAAAGATATAAACAATCTAAATTAGATGAAACACCAAATGTAATTATAGATACAATACATTCAGTTAAGGGTGATGAAGCCAATCATGTGTTGTTATATTCAAAAGCTAATTGGCCATCTAGTTTTAGACACAAAAACAAAGATGAAAAATCAAATGAAAAGAAAGTTTGGTATACAGGAGTAACAAGAGCAAGAGATAGTTTACATTTACTAAGCACGGATTATAAGTATAATTATCCAATTGGCCAAGATTATTTAGTTTACGTACAAGGAGATAAATGAAATATTTAATAATATTCATATTAATAACAGGATGTAGTGCAAAGTTTGATAGCTTTGATCCAACAACGTCTGTTTTGAGATGGGTTATTACAAGTGAAAAAAAATGAATCATTTAGATTTATTTAGTGGAATTGGTGGATTTAGTTTAGGTCTCGAGAAAGTAGGTTTTAAAACAGTAGGATTTTGTGAAATAGATCCATATTGTCGATTGTTGCTGCAAAAACATTGGAAAGGAGTTACAATACATAATGATATTAAGAAATTGGAAGCGAAAGACATCAAAGAGCCAATTGACATCCTCACAGGAGGTTTTCCTTGCCAACCGTACAGTGTTGCAGGCAAACAAAAAGGGACTGACGACAACAGATATCTCTGGCCAGATATGTTTAGAGTCATTAAAGAAATCAAACCCACCTTCGTTATTGCAGAGAATGTGCGAGGAATTATTAACATCCAAGACGGCATGGTGTTCGAAACAGTGTGCTCTGACTTGGAAAGTGAAAGCTTCGAAATCCAAACGTTTATTATTCCAGCTGCAGGCGTCGGTGCGCCCCATAAAAGAGAACGAGTCTGGATTGTGGGCTACTCCAAACACAATGGATCACTTACCTCCAAGATCAAAAGAGGGAACAATAAAATTAATGCAAGGACAACGGAAAGGCAGAACACGACCTTCAAACCTAAGAGAACAGGTAGATCCGGAAACAATGAAATTATGGAGAACACCGGACGCTCACTGCGAGAGAGGACAAAGCTCACCGGAAAGAATGAAAATGAAATTGGAAAAGAAGCTACCAATAAGCATCAACGATCAAGTCGCGCTACGTGGGGATCGTGGCTCACTGAACCCACAATGGGTCGAGTGGTTAATGGGTTACCCGGCAGAGCACACAGACTTAGAGGATTGGGCAATGCTATCGTGCCACAAATCGCAGAAGAAATAGGAAAGGTAATAATGAGACTATCAAATGAGTGATTTAAAATTAGAACATTGGTTTCCTACTGTAATTGGATATGTAGATTGTCCTTTCTTAGATGATGTTTATGACAGTTATGATAACAGAATAGGGTTTATGAAGTTTAATGCAGCAGGATTTTCGTATACACAACTTCATTTAGATGATACTTTTAAAAGATTAAATGATTGGATTACTTACAATGTAAATCAATATGCAAAGGCACATAAATTTCCTGAAACGTATGAAGCAAAAGAAAGTTGGTTATTAAATTATCCTCAAGGAGGAGGCCAACCTTGGCATACACATGCTGGAGCATCCATTAGCACAATTTTTTATTTTGACATAAAAGAAAATGATGTTGGCACTAGATTTAGATCACCCACGTTTAATGATATGATTAATCCTTTGAACTTATCTCCAGATGATGATGAAAAATCAGATAAATTTAATGAATTAACTTATCTAACTTGCAACTACTCTCCTGTACAAGGTAGACTTCTTATTTTTAGAAGTTATGTAGAACACGCAGTAAATAATAAACAGAACAAAGATAGAAGAATTATATTTTCTTATAACTATGGACCAAAAAAACAAAGAGCCTAAATTAAGAATTTTATCATTAGGAGCTGGTGTGCAAAGCTCAACAATGGCTTTAATGGCTGATGCAGGAGAATTCGGAATAAAACCTGATGCAGCTGTATTTGCAGATACAGGATGGGAACCTGAACCAGTAATTAAACATCTTGAATATCTTAAAAGTATTTTAAGTTACCCAGTGTACTTAGTAAAAAAAGGCAATATTCAAGACGACATACTCACGGCTCTCGCACCAGGCGGTAATCAATTTGCTTCCGCACCATTCTACACTTTAAATGAACAAGGAAAAAAAGGTATGGGTAGAAGACAATGTACAAGAGAATATAAAATTACTCCGATTGCAAAAAAAATTAGAGAACTATGTGGACTTAAACCAAGACAAAGGTTTCCAAAGACAGAACATGTAGAGGTCTGGGTAGGCATATCTACCGATGAGATAATGCGTATGAAACCTTCTAGGTTTTGGTGGCAAAAAAATGTTTGGCCTTTGATAGATAAAAAAATGTCAAGACAAGATTGTTTGAAATGGTATGAAGGAAAAGGTTTTAAGATACCTGTTAAATCTGCATGTATAGGCTGCCCTTTTCATGATGATAATTTTTGGATAGATATGCGAGACAATCGTCCAAAAGAGTTTGCATCTGCTGTAGAATTTGATAAAAAGATGCGTATGCATAATCCAAAAGTAAAAAACTTTGTACATAGACAGTGTGTACCATTAGATCAGGTTAAGTTTAAAAACGATGATGGGCCAGATCTATTTAATAATGAATGTGAAGGTATGTGTGGAGTTTAGAAATTTAATAATAAAAGCTTTAGAAGATAAGTATAATGCTGAAGTATCTCAAGCTCACGCAACGATAGAAATATACCTGAGTAAATCAGTCGGGATTGGTGAACATCCTCAGCATATAGAAGAAGTTGATAAATTAATTGATAAAATCGCACAAGCAGAAGAAAAATTAGGTGTTTTACAAAGATTTAAAATATGACAAATACTGAATTATTAAATAAAGTTTTTCCTCAAAGTAGACAAGTTGGAGGGGATCATTACAGAGATTTTAACATTCAACCTTATGAATTTATTTCAAAAAACAATCTGACGTTTTTTCAAGGCAACGTTATAAAATACGTCTGTAGATACTTACACAAAAATGGAATCGAGGATTTAGATAAAATTATACATTATTGTGAGTTAGAGATAAAAAAAATGAAGGATTTGAATGACCAGCAAAGTCAAAAAGGAAATAGTAGTAAAAGGAAATAAATTTACATTAGAAGTATATCCTCACTTAGAAAGCACCAATGAGGATGAATTCCCTTTTGAAATTTTTCCCCATGATTATAATGCGGCTTTGTATGCTTTTAGTAACAAAGATAGTTTAAATAAACTAATAAAAGAAAAATATATAACAGAAAAAAAATGACAGGGCTACAGTTTACATTTAATTTTAAAAAACATATTTGGGCATGTCCATCAGAATACAAAGATTTAAGTAAATATGATGAGATTGCAATTGATTTAGAAACAAGAGATGAAGGCATTAATAATAAACTTGGCGCAGGATGGGCAACTGGTAATGGTTATGTAATTGGATTTGCTGTTGCTGTAGAAGGTTGGCAGGGTTATTATCCATTCAAACATTTTGGTGGTGGTAATATGATTGAACCACAAGTATTAAAATACATGAAAGATATTTGTGCTTTACCTTCAAGAAAAATTTTTCATAATGCTCAATATGACGTAGGCTGGTTACAACAAATGGGCATACCTGTAAATGGCGAGATAGTTGATACAATGATTGCAGCTGGTGTGATTGATGAAAATAGATGGTCATATAGTTTAAATGCATTAGCAAAAGACTATCTTGGTGAGCTAAAGTCAGAGAACGATTTAAAAGAAGCTGCAAAGGATCACGGCATAGATCCAAAAGCAGAAATGTGGAAATTACCTGCAGAGCATGTTGGATTTTATGCGGAACAAGATGCACGCCTCACGTATCTTTTATGGCAAAGATTTAAGCCAGAATTACATAAACAAAACCTTGAAACAGTCTGGGATTTAGAGTCTAAACTTTTACCAATTTTGCTGAAGATGAGGCAGAAAGGGGTGCGTGTCGATGTAGAAAAAGCTCATGCTTTGAAGAAAGAGTTCCAAGAACAGGAGAAAGTTTATTTACAAAAAATAAAGAAATTAGTAGGAAAAGAAGTAGACATATGGGCAGCACGACAAATAGGAGAAGCCTATGATAGACTCGGTCTAGACTATCCACGTACTGAAAAAACTCATGAGCCATCTTTTACATCCAATTGGTTAGTGAATTCGAAACACGAAATAAGTAAATTTATAGCACAGGCTAGAGAGATCAACAAGTTTCATGGTACATTCCTGGACTCAATTCTAAAATACGAACACAATGGGAGGATACATGGCGAGATCAATCAATTACGTAGTGACAGTGGTGGGACTGTCAGCGGCCGTTTGTCTATGGCTAATCCTAATCTTCAACAGTTACCAGCACGTAACAAAGACTTTGGACCAAAAATCAGAGGTCTCTTCTTACCAGAAGAAGGTTGTAGATGGGGGAGCTTTGACTATAGCCAACAGGAACCACGGATGGTAGTTCACTACGCAGCCTCTATAGGCGACGGATACGAAGGTTCTAATGAACTTGTAGAGGCGTACGCTAATTCAGAAACCGACTTTCACCAAACAGTAGCAGATCTAGCAGGAATAGAGAGAAAGCAAGCCAAGACAATAGGGTTAGGATTGATGTATGGAATGGGAAAGAATAAATTAGGTATACAGCTCGGCTTGTCAACAGAAGAAGCATCAGCATTAATATCCAAGTATAATCGTAAAGTTCCATTTGTTAAGCTACTATCTGATAGATGTATGCAAAAAGCAAGTGATGAAGGCATAATTAGGACAAAAAAAGGTAGAAAGTGTCGATTTGACATGTGGGAACCAAAGGATTTTGGTATTCATACACCAGAAACATTTGAAAACGCGTCATCTAAATACGGTAGAAACAATATAAAAAGAGCTTTTACATACAAAGCACTTAATAGATTAATTCAAGGATCTGCAGCAGATCAAACAAAACAAGCAATTGTCAGTTGTTATGAAGCAGGTCATTTACCTAAAATACAAATACACGATGAGTTATGTTTTGATATTCATAATGAGAAAGACATTAAAACTATAAAAGAAACAATGGAAACTTGTATGGAATTCAAAGTTCCAAGTAAAGTTGATGTAGCACTAGGAGATGATTTTGGACAAGCTACATAAAAATCAAGTAGCAGGTATGGGCACAGTTATTTGGCCTTTATATATGGTTTTTAAAGAAAGATTAATTTTAAAAAAATTTGACGATGTCAAAATTATTCACTGGGGTAGAGAGTTAAAACAAAACGTATGGAGTGACGTTAAAAAAAATGGTTTATTATGTCCAATGGTTATAGACGAAAATAATCAATTACGTGATGGAAATCATCGTTTTAGAATGCTTACAAAAAAAGGTGACGCAAGTTTTTTTTATAAAGCAGCATCAGATGATGAGGTAAATTTTTTTTCTATGTTAAATATACTTTGTTGTGAATTACATCCAGACATGACACAACTAATGGAAAAATTGTGGGAAGGTAAAATAAAAAAATACACAGAAAAGGTAAGCCATTTGTTTACTGAAAACGTAAGAATAGCTAAGATTTAAGTAGAGAGCATAAGTCCCCATACCAAATCAATGATTTTTGTAAAAATATAAGACTAGTAATTAACCAGTCTTTTTAAAAAGTTGCTCAGCGTCTTTTACGCTTTGCTCAATGATCTTATACTTAAGATCTTTAATTTCAATATCGATCCACTTCATCTCAGGTGTAACTCTACCCTGTGCTAATGCTTGCGTTGCCCATGTGGACTCCAGCTGAAGCTTCTTCGATATTAACTTCTGTAGTGCCATTTCCTAGCTCCTCATAAGTTATGTGGTACCGGCGCATTCCACGACCGAAACCATCAGGTTTCACAGAATACTGTTTATTATTCAGATTCTGGACAAAGCCCTCCATCGCTTGATCATCCGTTACAGCATTTACGACACTATTAAAATACAGTCCAGCTGCATAACATTGAAAGCGATATTGCTTCATAAGATAATCTTATCAACTTTTAGGTGTAAAATCAAGTATTTAAACGATTTTTGTCAACAAGGCAGTTCATATATAATTCACTTATTTCAAAACCTCTTTCGGTTAAATTAACCCCCATTTCATTGACTTTTTCGACAGCTTTCTTTTCACATACTTCTTTGGGATAATACATAATTGGATCTTCATGTATAAAAGTACAAAGTTCCTGGCCTGTAAAAGGGTTAATTAGGCATAACATACCCATCATAAAAAATTCTTTCATGAAAGTAAATTATCACAAAATAGTTGTTGACACTACAGACAGTAATTCTTATATTAATGGGATAGGAGAAAAAACAATGAACTTAAAAAGTAAATCAAAAATGTTCAAAGCTTTAATTGAAAAGATGGACATAGCATTATCAGAAGGTACAAATTTTGATGAAGTTGCAGGTAGCTTAAAAAAATTGCACATCAAAGTTAAAGACGAATATGTTAAGCCGTTACCAACTGACCTATGTACTGTTTTAGCAATGAACGAATTGGAGAACAGATGAACGAATGGTTATTTTTCTTTGCAATCTTAATATGTTTGTTCGTCATTTTTCCAAAAACCATGTTAATTCTTTTTGGAGTCGCATGGCTGATGTAAAAATAAAAGACATGTCTTGGAAAGATAGACAATACGCTGCTATAGTAAAGTTGAGCAGAAAAAAAGGTTGGGATTTCAGTGACAGTAATCCATACTTTGAAAGAGCTCATATCTTTCTTCCTCGTGTCAGCATTAAAAACAAATCTCAATTGAAACAGGAGTTAAAGAAACATGGATATAAATAAATTTAAATCGGTTGCAGTAAGAAAACCAGATTATCAATTGTTGCAAGGTCTATGCACTGAAAAATTTAGATCACCTGCATCGATGATATCTAAACTTGTAAATGAATATGTCGGATACCAGGCAAAGAAAAAAAATATGTCTGTTGATGCATACAAAAAACAAATACTAAAACCTAACGGGAAAGGAAAAAAATGAGCTTACATTTTAAAAGACCAATATCAGAACTCTCATTAAGTGGGAGAACTTTTAGCACTTTGGTAAGAATGGGGATCAAAACAATTGGTGATGTAGTACAAAAATCTGAAGTAGAATTTCTGAGAACACCAAATTTTGGTAGAAAATCTTTGAATGATTTAAAATCATCTCTAACAGAATGTGATTTAGAATTAGGCATGGATGTAAATCATGTAGAACAAAGAACAACATTATTTGATTCTTTAAACAAATCAATTGCAAATAAATGTGAAGATAGTCTTAGAGCTTCGATGGCAAAAATGTTAGAGGTAAAAACATATGTAGATAAGTATGATGCTATACAAGAACACAGAAAAATTTTAAATTCATATGAAGCTGTCATACACAATTCAACGGAGGGTTAAATGAGTGATAAACTTACACCACAAGAAGAATATGATAATCTAGATCCAATGGGTGATTTAGCTAAAACTTTCAATGATTTAGAGCCATCACTTACTTTAGAAGAGGAAAACAGAAGGCTAAAAAAAATCTGCAGGGATATACAAACAAAACTTAACCAAACAGAACGTGAGTTACAAAAATTAAAAGATAACGTAAACATTACCTGTAAAGATATGCTTGAAATATTGAGAGACGGAGAATCATACGGTCATACTGAAGATTATACAGAATCTAAAAAGACTCATTATGAAAACCATCTTAAATGGAAAGATAGTTTATGAAAACTATTACAATTACACTTAGAAAAGAAACTATACAATCAGCCTACAATGAACTTAAATTGTTAAGAATAATCGGAGCTGCATATGCTCAAAAGAGATCTCCAATGTCAGAATTACTTTATGAAATAAAACGTGAAGTAAAAAGAAAAAAATCTATTTGGGAGAGAATAAGGAATTTTTTCATATGATGACAGATAAAGATTGTATTGATTTAGATAAGTATCTTGATGATTTGAAGACTGGTACAAGAACAATAAAGGTCAATAATTATATAAAATATCAGATAGAACCAGTTGAAAATGGCCATAATATCTTAATAATTACAGGTGATGAGAAAAATTTAGAATCTGTAGTTGTACAAAGATTCGAGTGTAGATGGCCAAAAAACAGAAATCCTAGAAATAAACCTTTTACTCATGACAAAAAAGAAGTATAAGAAAAAAATGAATAAATTAGGTGATCCTTACAAAATTTGTAATAATTGTGAGGGTAATGGATATGTAAGAATCATTCCTTACTCAGAGACACAAGTGTGCAAAGAATGTAAGGGAGCAGGTCACTTTGAAAATAAAAAAGTAAAAACAACCACGGAACACGAACCAGCAACTATTGATACTCAATATGTGTTGAATCTCATTAAGCTTTTAGAGGAGTTTGTAAGACGTGGCTCAAAAACAATCCACTAACGATTTCCTAGATTCTTTAAAAATTCTAGCTAATAAACTAGATAAGAGAGATTACAACAAAATAACAAGTGTTATGTTTCGCTTATATATGGGCGATAAAATTGGATACAGAGAACAGTTTGATCCACAAGTGATGGCTGATATTAATGCTGTATGGCAATTTGGAAAAGAAAAAAAGATAAAAACTAAAGCAAAACTTTACAAATTTAAGATCGTTGATGGTGGTAAAAATGATGATAAGTAGTTATAATAATATAATGGCATATCGTGACATTTTTTTTAAGGAAACGAATCAAGAAAAGCATAGTGGCGAGGATATACACGCAGTTATAGATAGTGTACATAAAGACTATGATAAATCTAGAAAATTTCGTGGAGATATAGAAGGGACAATTTATTATCGTGATTTACTCTCTTTCCTTATTAAAACTTATGGGCACTAGTTTCGCAGCTCAGTTATTATCGACAGAGGTAGAACCTGAAGAGAAGCTTTGGAGAGGTGTGCTTTGTAATGCAATTGAAGATGCAGGTCAGGTCAGCCAGGAGAGAAAACCATCTATATATAAATGTGATGCTCATTCATGGATCATGAGCAATGTAACTGATTTTTATACTGTTTGTTATTATGCAGGATTCGAGCCTGAACACGTCAAAGAAAGGTATAAAATGGCTATTATGCGTGGAGATATACAGTTTTCACCGCGTAATTTTGCTTGGAAAAAATACTCTAATCAATTTAATAAATATAGAAATTGTAAAGAACCTGAATCTAAAAAATATCATAGAAAACATTTAGATCATTTAAGAAAAGCTGTAGATACATGCACTACTCTTTTTATTTCAAACTTAGTGAGTTCAGTTTGATAAAAAAGATAAAACATAAATTGATAAAAAAATTTTTTTCAAAAGAAGAACTCCTATTGTTACAAAAATATTGTAGTAAAAAATTACATACTAATGGAGAATACAACTTTGAAGAAGGTTATAATGCTCTTCGTTGGTATGATGACACTGTTATGAACTCCATTTTAGAGGTAAAAATAGATTTATTAGAAAAAGAAATTGATCTTAAATTGGTTCCAACTTATTCTTATTGGAGATATTATACAGAAGGCAGCATATTAGAAAAACATTATGATAGACCTGCGTGTGAGGTATCTGTTACAGCTTGTATAAAAAAAGAAGGAAACTGGCCAATTATTGTGAGTGAAGAAGAATTTGAATTAGAAGAGGGAGAGGCTGTTTTATACGGTGGCTGTAATGAAGAACACTATCGCCCAGGAAAGTTTGCAGGTAAGCAAATGGCACAAGTATTTTTACATTATGTCGATAAAAATGGTGTTTTTTCTCA